TCAAATACAAATGCTGACGATACACTATTGACTGTGAATGTTCGTACAATCGCAGGACAACAGGATATCTCAAAGCAGGCAATTGAGCGTGGAACAGGTATTGACCAGTTCATCATCCAGGACTTGATCCGTGGATGGCACACAACACTTGACGACCAGATCATCAACGGTGATGGAACATCAGGTGCAATGCTTGGTCTTCGCCATACAGCAGGTATCAATGAAGTTACATTCACAGAAGCCTCACCTACAGTTGCAGAACTGTATCCAAAGTTGGCAGATGCTTACCAGAAGATTCAGACAAGCGTATTCCAGAATCCAACACACTGGATTATGCACCCACGCCGTCTAGCATTCTTGCTTGCAGGCGTTGACGGTTCACAGCGTCCACTCGTTCTTCCAGCCCTAAACGGCGTAATGAACGCAGTTGCAACAGGACCAGGAGCAGCAGCATATGGTAACTCAGGTTACACCATGATGGGTCTACCTATCATTGCAGATGCAAACATTACTACAACAGGTGGTGCTGGTACTAATGAAGATCAGATCTACTGCGTAAATGCAGGAGAACTACATCTATGGGAGCAAGCAGGATCACCATTCGCATTGAACTTTGATGCAACAGGTGCAGGCTCACTCACAATTAAGTCTGTAGTGTACGGATACTCAGCATTTACTGCTGGTCGTTATCCAGGAGCAGTTTCTAAAATTACAGGAACTGGTCTAGTAGCACCTACATTCTAAAGTTTACATAGTTAATTCTATGTAATACTTAGAGAAATCTAAGGTGGAGGACAGGCCTAAAGACTGCCCCGTTTACGGGCCTGTCCTTCATTAAAAAAAGGAAGTTATGAAAAAGATTAAGAATATCTTTAAGATTAAAAAAGAGACAGCAAGTGCTACTCCTAAGATGGAGAAGGCTATGTTGCCTAAATTGGAGAAGAGGAATAAATGAGCAGACCTACGCTTGCACAGAGTTCACAGCCTAATAATGTCTATACGACTTTAGCAGATGTGAGAAATGCACTGCAGATTGAAGACAGCCTGGATGATAATGATATCCAAGCAGCCATCCTTGCTGCAAGCCGTATGATTGACGAGTATTGCCAGAGATCTTTCTATCAAGAAGGTACATTGGCAGCACCTGTAACTAAATATTACACACCTCTAAGTCCGTGGTATCTAGAGATAGATGACCTTATTGAACCAACAGAAGTAAGATCAAGAGCAAATCAGTCTGGACCATTCACACAAGTCTGGAACTTAGACACAGACATTATGTATGAGCCTGTTAATAATCCAGAAGTAGGTATGCCAATAACAAGACTATTAGCAATTCAGACATATGTCTTTCCTTACTTCTTTCCTCAGACAGTTAAAATAACTGGAGTCTGGGGTTTCAAAGCAGTACCTTACGAAGTAGAATTAGCCTGTAAGATTCAGGCATCAAGATTATTTGTTAGAAAGCAATCTCCATTTGGTATTGCAGGATCTGTAGAACTAGGAACAGTTCGTTTGAACTCTCGTCTAGATCCAGATGTTGAGATGCTTCTAAAGACATACCGTAGAAACTTTGGATTGGCATTCTAATGGCAATTACCAATGTTCCTGGAGTAAGAGATGCAATAAAAGCCAACCTACAAACAATAACAAACTTGAGAGTCTATGATTTGATTCCAGATGTTATTGTGCCACCATGTGCCGTAGTTGGCCAATTAGATTTCACATTTGATATTGATAATGCTCGTGGTTTAGACCAAGCATCTGTTGATGTTTATGTGATTGTACAAAGAATATCAGAAAGAAGTGGACAAGACAAACTTGATTTGTTATTGGCTGGAAGTGGTAATGGTTCAATCAAAACTGCTTTAGAGTCAGATAGATCGTTAGGTGGCCTTGTTGATACACTCAGAGTTATAAGTGCAGACAGTGGTACATATACTTCTGGTGAGCAGTCTTTCTTATCATATCGCTATAACCTCACAATCTGGGGCTAAGGAGAAAGCAATGGAATATACAGTAATCTCAAACACAAAAGTTTGCGGTAAGGTAAAAGATGAGAAACTTACCAAAGATGATATACTTAGTGCAGGAGGAAGTGTTGAACATCTTCTTGCAGCAGGTCATATCAAAGCCGCAAATGCAACAAATGCAGCAAGGGTAACACCAGCAGTAAAAGAAGTACCAGCAATACAGCAGGAAGAAGACTTTCCTGTTTTTAACTCAGTAAATAACGAACAAGGAGACAAATAACCATGGCAAGATTAGTATTAACGAATGTTGAAGTGACAATTGGAGGAGTAAACCTCTCAGATCACATCGCATCAGTAACTCTTGGAAGCACATATGATGTTCTTGAGACAACTGCATTTGCAGGCACAACAGGTGCATCAGGAAATGTTCCACTAGCAGCAAAAACACGCACAGCAGGACTTGTTGATAACTCAGTAACTTTTGAGTTCCACCAGGACTTTGCTGCAGCATCAGTAGAACAAACAATTTATCCACTACTAGGTACAACAGTAGCATGTGTTGTTCAACCAGTTGCATCAGCATCAGTAGATGCAACAAATCCTTCATACAGTTTCAACGCTGTAATTTCAGAGTGGACACCACTAAACGGAGCAGTTGGCGAATTGGCAACAGCATCTGTTACATGGCCAATCTCTGGTGCAGTTACAAAGGCAGTTTAATAACAAATGGCCAAGATAGTCTTAACGAATGTCAAAGTACAACTAGGTGCAGGGCCTGGAACACTATATGATCTAAGTGACCATATAACTTCAGTCCAATTATCTACATCACATGACCTTTTTGAGACTACAGTTATTGGCGATGTTTCTAAGCGACAACTTGCAGGTCTTGCTCAAAATACAGTAAGTTTTGATTTTCAGCAAGATTTTGCAACGAATGAAGTTGAAACAGTAATATATCCACTAGTAGGTACGGTTGCTTATTGTATAATAAGACCAAACGCATCTGCTATTATAAGTACTCAAAATCCAGAATATAGGTTTGAGGTAGTAATCTCAGAATGGTCATCGTTAAGCGGAGGCGTTGGTGAACTATCAACGGCACGAGTTTCATGGCCAATATATGGAGACATAAACAAAATAACATCCTAGATAAGGGGCAAAAAATGGACGGACTATATATAAAAGTAAAAACAGTAGATGGAGTAGAAGGAACATATCCTTTGAGACCAAAAACAATTGTTGCATTTGAACAAAAATTCAACAAGGGCTTTGCTAAACTACTTACAGAAGATCAAAAACTAGAGCATGTCTACTTCTTGGCACATGGTGCCTTGAGAGAAGCAGGCATCGTAGTTAAGCCTTTTGGAGAAGCATTCTTAGACACATTAGAGAATGTTGAGTTGGCAAGCGACCCAAATTCAGAATCCACAGAAATAGCCTAACCTATACGGTAGCAATGATTTCTGTGGAGACAGGGTTATCTCCAAATGATTTGCTTGATGCTCCTGACGGAGTACTTGAAGCAATCACTATTTACTTAAAAGAACGATCAAAGGAAGCGAGCAGGCAATGAGTCAAGATGCTATAGTGTTAACTGGTCTAAAGGAAACGCTAAAAGCATTAGGTGATTTTGATAAAGATGCAGTTAAAGCATTTACCAAAGTCATTAACAAAGAATTGTCTTCTGTTAAAAAAGAAGCACAAGGATATGTTGAAGCAAAGCCACCATTAAGTGGTTGGGCTACTCAGCCTGCTCGTAACCCTCGTACTCGCAATGGAGCAGGATGGCCTGCTTGGGATCAAAGCATCATCAAGTCAGGCATATCCACCTCAAAGGCTGAGGGTAAAGTAAGAAAAGACTATACTACCAGTGCTGGAGCAATTAAGAACAAGTCTGCTCAAGGTGTAATCTATGAATTAGCAGGTAGAAGAACTAGAGGTAATGGTACCTTTATTAAGAATTTAGAAGGAAATGTTGGAGATGCTTCCCGTTTAATCTGGAAAGCAGTAGACAAAAGCAGAGATAAGGTTGAAAAGAATATCTCTGATGCTTTAGACCAAGCAAAAAGAACATTACAACAAAACTTAGATAAGGAGAAAAACTAATGGCCACAGGTGCAGTAATTGCCAGAATTGTTTCTCAATACTCTGATAAAGGATCTAAGGAAGCAGCCAAGGATATTAAAAGACTTGGCCAAAATATTGATAACTTTGGCAAAAGAGCAACCAAGTCATTTGGAGTAGCAACAATAGCAGCAGGTGCGTTTGCTACCAAACTTGCTGTAGATGCAGTCCAAGGAGCGATGGCAGATCAAAAGCAACAGGCTGCATTGGCAGTTGCTCTTCGTAATACTGCAGGTGCTACAGATGAAGCAATCAAAGCAAACTCTGCATATTTAGACAGCCTTGAACTACAGGTTGCTATTGATAATGAACAGTTAATTCCTGCTTTGCAGACATTGGTAACAGGCACAGGAAACCTGTCTAAGTCTCAGGAACTTCTTGCATTAGCAACTGATATTTCTGCAGCAAGTGGCAAAGATTTGGGTGCCGTTTCAATGGCACTTTCACGAGCATATAATGGAAATTTTGCAGCGTTAACAAAGTTAGGCATCCCTCTTGATAAGGCTGCTCTTAAGTCAAAAGACTTTAACGCAATTACAAAAGATTTAGCAAAAACAACAAAAGGACAGGCTGCAGCAGCAGCAAATACTCTTGCTGGAAGAATGGAAAAGTTAAGACTACAGTTTGCACAAGCAGCAGATAGAGTTGGCTATGCTTTAATTCCAGCGTTAGAAAAACTTGCTACTAGAATTTCAGAGAATGTGATTCCTGAACTTGAAAAGTTTATTAGATTAAACGGAAATGATTTAGTTAAGGCTTTTGATGGCTCAATAATTGCAATTGAACGAGCAGCAGCAGCAATGATTGAAATTGGTAAATTTGTAGATAAGTTTCATGTTGCTCTTACAATTCTTGGTACTGGAATTCTTTCTATTATTGGATACTTAAAACTGTTAGCAGCAACAAATGCAGTAAGAGGATTCCTTATATTTATGACGGGTGCAACAAAAACCTTCAGAGCAGAATTAACTCAAGCATCAACAGCAGCAGCAGGAGCATCATCAAGTTTTAATATTTTAGGTGTTAATGTTGCTACATTGGGTAAAAATCTTAGAGGCCTCAAAGGTGTTGATGGTATATTTAAGAAAATGGCTTTTGCTGCTAATGCATTCTGGATAGCAATGTCTCCTGCTGCAAAGTTTTTATTGGTAGCCACAGCAATAGTTGCAGCACTTACCTTAATTTATAAAGCAGTAGAGTGGGCAGCAGGCAAAATGGCTCAAGCAGATAGAAAGAGGGCTTCTGCAAGAAAGCAGCAAATACAAGAAGAAATTGATGCTGGTAAAAGACTTGCTGCAACCTATGATACTGCAGCACAAGCAAGAGAAAAAGAAATTGCTCGTTTAAAAGAGCAACAGAATATTATTGTTAGCCAGTTTAAGTCTATTGAAGACGCAGTTAAAGATGCTAATGCAACAAATAAGAAAAATCAAGAAGACGCAGCAAGACAGTTAAGAGATCAACGAGAGGCTGCAGCAGCAGAGGCAAAGAAACTTCGCATTCAGGCAATGGAAAGAGCAGGGGCAGCAAAACTTGCACTCTTTAATAGAAAGATGCTTACAGATGAAAAGAAAATGCAAGTTACTCTGGGAGCGATTAAGAAGAACAATGCTAAGTTAGATAAACAAGGAATCAAACTCACAGATCCTGATGAGATGACTGCTATCCAAATGGAAGCAATCTATCAGAACCTTCTAAAGGGTGGTAAAGTTCTTCTTGCAGAAACAACAAAGCAGCAAAAAGCATTAGATGATTTGAAGATAAAAGCAGCACAAGAATACAATCTTTTATTGGCTCGTCAGCAAGATATCCTAAAGGCATTGTCTGGTGACAACAAGGTTACAATTGAAGAAGTTGGACTTCTTGCAAAGCAATGGGGCATGTCTGCAGAGGCTGCACAGTTCTATGTAAATCAAGTTTTATCAATTAATGATGAGAAGATAGACACTGGTGAAGTAGAAAGACTTGCCTTGATGTGGTACGGAAACACAGGAGAGTCTGCAACTAAGGCAGCAGGAAAGTACCTAGAGTTCTTAAATGAAATTAACAAGGGTAATGGAACTATAAGTGCTGAAGGAATTAAGAAGTTAGCACTAAAGTGGTATGGCAGCGATGGAGAAAGCGCAACAGAAGCAGCCAGAAAATATGAACAAGCAGTTGGTGCCTTAAAAGATGGTGATGTTAACAGAGCAGAAGTAGAACTTTTGATGAAGGCTTGGAATGCATCAGCAGATGAAGTTGCACTATACCTTCTTGAAACTAAGGTTCCATTTTCAGTAGCAGAAGATGCTAAGGTTATGTTTAGCCCATCAATTATTGCAGCAATAGCAGCAGGATGGAATGCAGCAAAAACTGCTCTTGAAAATTACCTTAAGGCAGCAAAAAATGCAGCAGGAATTGTTATTCCAACTGCCCCAGTTATTCCAACAGTTCCTCCAGTAGTAATACCAAAGGCTGGTGATCCTGCATTAGGTGGATCTAAGACAGACTCAGCAGCAGCAGCAGCGACAAGAGCAGCAGAATCTGCAGCAGCAGCAGCAGCATACGCTGCAGCCAAGGCAGCAGGAGATATGAACGCAGCAGCAATCGCTGCAGCAGGAGTTAATCCAAGTGCACTTGCATCAGGAGAATCTGGAGCCATTGGTGCAGCATCTATAGCAGCACAATTAAGAGCAGCAGAAGAAGCACAAAGAGCAGCAGCCAATGCTGCAGCACAGGCTACTCAGTTGGCTAACTTTAGAGCAAAAGAAGCAAGAGAAGCAGCAGAAGCAGCAGCATTACAAATGGACTATGATGAAGGATTTAAATACAAGATTGGCGTAGGAGCAGCATCATCCTCCTCATCCTTTGATGCTGGTTCTTTCCGTATGGCTGAAAATAAAGGAATGACTATTAATTTGAATGTTCAAGGAGATATCCAAACAAAAGAAGATATAGTTCAGGCAATCAGACAAGGACTTCTTGCTGGACAAACTAATGGACAAGGCTTAACCTTGCAGGCGATATAAAATGGCTAATCCAGTATTAAAAGTAGAAATTGACTTTGCCAATGGCCCTTCCTTTTCTTATCCTCTTATCCTTGATGATTTAGCATACGGTATTTTAGGTGCAAATACTTTAGGTGATGTTCCTGCTGATATTGTAGACATTTCTGATATGGTTATGAAATGTTCTACTCGTAGAGGCCGTAACCGTATCCTTTCTAACTTTGAGGCTGGAACTGCGACGGTAACGCTAAATGATCCTAATTCAGACTTTAACCCACAGAATGCATCAGGACCATACTATGGTAAATTAGTACCATTACGCAAGATAAGAATCTATGCAGAAACTGAAGTAGCAGGAAACACAGAGATAGTTAATATCTTTGCTGGATATATTACTTCATACGACACAGGATTCTATTCAGGAGTTTATACAACTTCTACAGTAACACTACAATGCGTTGATGGCTTTAGACTTCTTAACAATGTGGTTACCCCAGTAACACCAATACCTGGATGTCCAGCAGGTCAGTTATCTGGTTTTAGAGTATCTCAAATACTTACAAATGTTGCTGACTGGCCAAACTCTATGAGAATTACAGATGCTGGAGATTCAACAATGCAAGCAGATCCAGGAGGATCTAGATCAGTTCTTGCTGCTATTCAACAGGTAGAACAATCAGAGTTTGGTGCATTCTTTATGGCTAGATCTGGAAAAACTGTTTTTCTTAGTCGTGATACTGTTGCCAAAAGAGCAGACTTGCCTCCAAGAACATACACAGACACAGGTGCTGCTGGAACATTTCCTTATGAATTAATTGACTTTGCATTTGATGATCAATTAATTTTAAATGATGTTACTGTTACAAAATATGGTGTTGGGGCAGTGCCTCAAACTATTACAGATCAGCCAAGTATTGATACATTTTTTAGAAAAGCAGGGCAAAGAACAGATATACTTGTTGAAACAGACCAAGAGTCTAATGATCAAGCAAGAACTATAGTTGCTGCCCGTAAAGATGCAGACCTAAGAATTGATTCAATTACACTAAACATGTATGCAACTATAAGTGAGTTAAATACCTTAGTTAACTTAAGTTCAGATATTTACAACCTCATTATTGCAGAAAAGCAAATGTCTGGCGGAAGCACAATTCAGAGTGAACTATTCATTCAAGGTGTTCAACACGACATAACTCCACTAACCTGGAAAGTAAAATTGTTAACGGCTGAGCCATTAATACAGGCTTTTATACTTGATTCATCAAATCAAGGTATAATGGCATTAACAGATCCACCTAACCAAAATGCACTATCATACTAAAGGAGAAAAACGATGCCAACAGGTAGTCCAAATGCAGGATATCGCACCTTCAATACAGGCGATGTTCTAACTGCAGCAGAGGTTCAATACAACCTACAAAATCAATCAATCATGTACTTTGCTACTGCTGCAGCAAGAGACGCTGCCTTGACAGCAGGTATTGTGCAAGAAGGCATGTTTGCCTACCTTGCTGATTCAAACGCTACTACATTTTACACTGGAGCAGCCTGGGAAGCCATTGGAGATATGACTAATGGAACCCTAACATCACCAAAGGAAACAGTTACTCTTGAGCCAACTGGAGCAGCAACTACTGTTGATATTGATATTTTAACAGCATCTGTTGAATATATTACAGGGGCTGCAACAGGAAACTGGACAACAAACATTCGTGGTAATGTAGGAACAACACTTAATTCAATTATGGCTATTGGAGAACAAATCTCTGTTGTACTTCTTAACACAAATACTGGTACAGCATATTACCCAACAGCACTTAATATTGACTCAGTATTGGTAACTCCTAAATGGCTAGGTGGAACAGCACCTTCTTCAGGAAACATTAACTCAATAGATGCATATGTTTATACAATTATTAAGACTGCATCTGCTACATATACAGTTTTAGCATCACAAAATAAGTTTGCTTAATTAATATTTAAAAGGAGAATCGTGAGTCCATTATTTCGTAACCCAAGTGGTATAGGCGTAGTATTAAGATTAGTTACTGCACCTACACCTACCCCTGTTGCACCAACTCCCGTTGCTCCTACCCCTGTAGCACCTACTCCTGTAGCACCTACTCCTGTAGCCCCTACTCCTGTAGCACCTACTCCCGTAGCACCTACACCAGTTGCCCCAACACCAGTAGCACCTACTCCAGTAGCACCTACACCAGTTGCTCCAACCCCAGTTGCTCCAACCCCAGTTGCTCCTACACCAGTGGCTCCTACACCAGTCGCTCCTACACCAGTAGCCCCTACCCCAGTGGCTCCTACCCCTGTTGCTCCTACACCTGTAGCAACTGTTTTCTACTCAACAGGATGCTGTCGTGGTAATCCAAATAACACACAAGTTACTGGAACAGGATTTACTGCTATTGCTGCAGGTGACAATATGGACGCAGCATGTGTTGGATCACCTGGAATTGTTGATAGTATTCAAACTGGAACTTATCCACTTGGAAGTCCTAATGTTCCTGTGATTAACTGTACTCCTGCTCCAGTAGCACCTACTCCTGTTGCGCCAACTCCTGTTGCGCCAACACCAGTTGCGCCAACACCAGTAGCACCAACACCAGTAGCACCTACACCAGTAGCACCAACGCCTGTGGCACCAACGCCTGTGGCACCTACGCCTGTGGCACCTACGCCTGTGGCTCCTACTCCAGTAGCACCAACGCCTGTGGCTCCTACGCCTGTGGCTCCTACTCCAGTAGCACCAACGCCTGTGGCACCTACACCAGTTGATAACAACTGTGCTCCAGGAAGATTTGGTTGCGAAGGAGACTTTGGAACTTGCGGCGGGTGTATATCGTAATATGATAAACTTATATTCTAATAAGGAGAAACAATGTACGCATGTATAGTAAAAAATAGCGAAGGCACTTGGGATGTTTGGAATTCATTTTCTTATCCTCCTCGTCTTGTTGATAGACAAGAAAGGCTTGATGCTGCTTTGGCAAGTGGTCTTCCCATTGTTGGAAAAAACTTAACAGAGTACGGAACATCAGTTAAAAGTGGTGCTGTTTGGAACGGTACAGAATTTACTGGAGGAAACTCTGCAACAATAACAGAAGGATCAAATACAAGTTTATATTCATATGTTTGTGATGGTGTAATTCTTTTGACTTTTTATGGCGAAGAAAATACTGAAAACAACACTATGATGTCAATAATTTTTTCTGAAGAAGAAGAAACAACAATAATTAAAGTTCCAGAAGGCCAGACAGCCAATAAAGGTGATATCTGGGATGGCGAAAACTTTTACGCTAACTAACAACATAAACAAAAGGGGCAGATATGTCAAAGTGGGAAGAATTTAAAAAGGCTCAAGGAGAAACCAGACCTTGGCATGTTCTTGATCCAAGCAAGTTTTTAGAAGATGAAAATTTAGGTAAAGAAAGACTGGCAATATGCAAAACCTGTCCAGAACTGATAAAATTAACTACACAGTGTAAAAAATGTGGCTGCTTTATGGCAGTAAAAACTAAACTAACAGGGGCAACTTGTCCATTGGGAAAGTGGTAGAAATGATAAAAGAAGAAATTGCACCAGGAATAATCGTATATAGCGATGTTATTCCAAATAGTGAGACACTATACACAGACATTGAAGAAGGAATGCTTTCTGCAAACATAGAATGGCAAGGAGCAGCAGTAAAAGAAGCAGATGATGTTAAGATTAATACCATGACAAGAAGTACTCAGACAATTGGCGTTCCTTATAGAGGTCAAATATCAGAGCCATCATCACTTAGTGCACACGATGTTTTTGATGCAAATTTGCATAATATATTTTTTGAGCCTTTTGATTCAGTTGAAAGAGACTACATGAGTCACTATGGAATCCCTTGCGATTGGCACGACACCTATGGCATTTTAAAGTATGGTGCAGGACAATTCTTCAGCAATCACATTGATGATCACAAAGATTATCCTAGACGAGTTTCTACTGTCTATTACCTAAACGATAATTACACAGGTGGAGAAATTAACTTTCCTCGCTTTGGAATCACATTCAAGCCAAAGGCAAATCAAATGATTGTTTTCCCATCAAACTATATGTACAATCACTCAGTTTCTCCAGTTATTGAAGGAAACAGATACGCAATAGTAAGTTGGTTGCGATGAAAGAGCCATTGTTAGTAAATAGTTTATTAAGCCCTGAAGACTACACAAGACTGCTTGAGTCTTTAGACAATCCTAAGAGTTTTGGATTTGATCCTGGTTTTAGCAGGTACTGTATTGGAGATGGTGGACTACCAATTCTTGGTGAATTAGCAGATAAACTAGTAGAGACTGCAAGAGAAGTATTTAACAGTGAAACACTACTTCCAACATATACGCTATTTGCACATTATGAGGGTCAGAATCCTCCTCCAAGTCTTTACAAGCACAAAGACGATAACGCATGTACCTATACTCTAGATATGTGTGTTTATCAAAAAGAGCCGTGGGATCTATTTGTTGAAGACAAGGCATATACTCTTTATCAGAATCAAGCACTTGCTTACTAT